AACAAATGACACTTGAAGAATACCAATTATGGTTAGCTTACTTTAGAATAAAGGAAGAAAGACGTAAAGATGGCTAAAGAAAAAATAAATTTTATTCTACAGGGTGTAAACAACACCCAAAAAGCATTTAATGATATAAAAAGAAACTTAAATGTCTTAGATAGAAAAACAAAAGGACTGCAAAAGTCCTTCGCTTTTGTTGCAAAATCTGCAACTGCTACTTTTACTGCTGTATCTGTTGCAGTGGGTGTTTCTACTATGAAAATAGATAGATTGGTAAAAACATCAGAAAAGTTAGGTGTTTCTGTTGAGTTTTTACAAAAATTCAGATTCGCTGCTGAACAAGCAGGTATAAGAGTAGAAACAGCAGATATGGCTGTTCAAAGATTTACTCGGAGACTTGCCGAAGCAGATAAAGGAACTGGTGAAGCTAAAGATGCACTTGCACAACTAGGCATACAATTAAGAGATTCTACTGGTGCTTTAAGACCAGTTGAAGAAGTTTTATTAGATGTAGCAGATGGCATCGCAAATGTTTCAAATGAATCAGAAAAAGTAAGACTTGCCTTTAAATTCTTCGATTCAGAAGGTGTGGCTTTAGTTGGCACAATGAAAGGTGGATCAGAAGTTTTGCGACAATTTTTTAATGATGCAGAATCATTGGGTGGAGTTCTGAGTCAAAGTGCTGCAAAAGGTGTAGCAGACTTTGCAGACGAATTTACAAGACTTAAAACCTTATTGGGTGGTTTGGTAAATAATCTGACTGCATCTTTAGCACCTGCATTAGAACAAATTACAAATGA